AGAAGTTGACGCGCCAGACGCGCTGCTTGAGGCAGCAAGGGCCCAAGCGGCACCGGCAGTTGCGCTGTCCGAGGCGTTGCTCTCCGCGGTTTCCGCGTTGGTCTCAGCAGTTTCCGCAGCAGTCTGTGCCGTCTCCGCGCCAGTCTTAGCTGTCTCGGCGGCGGCTTGAGCTGCCACTGCGGCGACTTTAGATGTTTCAGACGCCGTGGCGCTGGTGGCGGCGTTAGTCGCGGATGTTGAGGCCGACGTTGCAGATCCCGCGGCCGCTGTGGCTGACGTGGCAGCGGCGGTAGCGCTGGTGGATGCGTTGGTTTCAGATGTCTCCGCGTTTGTCTCCGCGGTTTCTGCGGCGGTCTGAGCAGTCTCGGCCGCGGCCCTTGCGGTCTCTGCGGCAGTCTGTGCGGTTTCAGCGCCGGCCTTCGCAGTTTCGGCAGAGTTTTTAGCGGCCACGGCGTCGGTCTCGGCGGTGCCGGCTGTAGCAGCGGAAGACGCACTCGCAGTTGCAGATGAAGCGGCTGCGGTGGCTTGATTTGTGGCTAATGTAGCTTGGGCGGTCGCTAAAGATACTTGATTTTGCGACAGCGTGGCGCTGTTCGCGGAATTTGTTGCGCTGGTGGCGGCTGCCGTAGCGGACGCCGCGGCGGCGTCTTTCGCTGCCTCGGCCTGCGCGGAATAGTTTTCTACATTATCCGCCTCAGTGGGCGAGCTCATTCCGGCGTCTTGGGTCCAAGTGGTTTCTGACATTATCGAGGTATCCCCATTTTAAGTGGACCGGCAACTGTGGCGGATTTGCTTTCGGAATTAAGAGCCTCAATCCCGGACTGGTACATTCCACCCCAAACTGCGACGCGGGCATCCTCACCAAGATATGGTGCAGACTGCATCAGCGCGCCGTAGAGCAATACGTCGGGCGCATACTCGAGCAGCCAGTTTGATGGCGCTGCGTCAGTGAGGGCCGGGATCTTGGCCATGTAATCCATTTTGATTTCATACGTCTGATCGGGTGCCGGGTAGAACTCGATCTGGTTTGCCGAAATTCGCATATAGCGCGGCTTGCCTGCGGTGGTGCTCGCAGCCCGCTTGGCCTCCATTTCACTGGCGCTGATCGACGAGATCAAGCCGCCAGCGGCGTGGCTTACATTGTCTATGCGGATCCAGTCAGTTGGCAGGTTTTCATACTGCTCGTCGATGTTGGTGGTGACGCGCTTCTCCTGTTTCCAGTGCCGCAGGTCACGCGCGATACGGGCCTCAGCCATGGAGATGAATGTTCCTGAAACTGCGGCCAAGTCGGTGCGCCCAAATAGAAAGTCAGCGATGGCCGATTTCAGCTCCGCATAAGTTGTAATGCTCACAGTCTGCCGCCTCTCGTTCTAAACGCCCGATTGTCTGGGTCGTTCATCCATTTCGCCAGTCGCTTGGGATCGTCTGCGATACCGTCGCGCTTCAATTGATAATACACTGAAAGAGGAAGAGTTGCCACCTTGTTTAACTTCTCACCCCACCGATCCTCGGAGCTGTTATATTCCCGCTTATTCTGATCAAGAATAGCGTCCACCTGTTGAACCGTCTCAACGACATATTCGCCTTTATCGGTGACGTGCCAGAACTTCTTGATCCCGGTCAGCTTGTCTTCACTAAAAACTCTTTTCATTACCCACTCCAGAGTAGTTGGGGCGACCGAAGCCGCCCCGCCTTATCATGATACGTTAAGATCGAAGACGCCCCCGTGGGCTGCTTCGTTTTCGACTTTGAGGCCGAACTCTGCAAGCACCATTGCTTTTTCTGCGTCACCAGTCTTGGCAAGATCGACTGCTTGGATCGGACGCAGGTAGCACACAGATGCGTACTCTGGGTCGAGCAAGAAGGCGTCACGCTCACGCTGGAAGCGGTTTGGAACCACAGAAAGTGTACCAAAATCAGACAGATAGACGTCAGCTGCGCCGATGATGGTTGTTGGACCGTCGGATGGCGCTTGGTAACGCTGTGCGGCGATACCGGCGAAGCCAGATACAACAGTTTTGTTGTAAGGGCCGACCATCAGAACAGATGGCTGACCACCTTCTGTAAACGCCTTTTGCATCACGTCTTTGACCATTGTTTCGGTCAAGTCGCGCTGAGTGCCGTCGCCGCGGGCGTCGGAACCGTCTACAGCAGTTGGGTCTGTACCAGTTGCACCTTTGCTGGTGTTTGTGGCGATCCAAGCACCGAGACCTGCGGTCTCACGAGCTGTGGAGGCGTTGCCTGCAACGCGAGCGTTGTTGTCGCACAAAACCTTCTCGATGTCGCGCTTCAGCTCCTTGCCACGCTTGGCCATTTGGTAGCTCTTCTCATCATTGCGGCCTGCAAGGTCTTGGTTTGCAAGGTTATCCGCGACGATTAATGTCCGGCGGGCTATCTGCGTGTAGTTGCCAATGCGGGTGGAAGCAGATGTTGCGTCGAACGATGCTACGTCGTCGCCGTCAATGACGGCTGTGGTGCTGGCTGCGGCCAGTGTGTCAGTCTGCCACTCGAAGTATGTGTTGGACACATTTTCGGAGCCGACGTTGGACTGGAATGGAACATCTTCAGGGCTTATATTACTGATAATGTTGGATAGTTCTTCCCGGATGCCCTTGGCACTAAAGGAAGTGAACGTATTTGCTACGATTGCCATTGTGTATTCTCCTACAATAAGGCTTTGATGGCGGCTGCGGCATCATTGACGCGGCCGGTTTGTTTTAGACGCTGTTGCGCTTCGCGTACCGCACTTTTCGGTTTCGGTTGCGTACCGCGTGACCCTGCCCGCATCGTCTTGCTCCCCTTAGCTGGTTTAGGCTTGGCCTTGGCCTTATCAGCTCGGTTTGCGCCACGCGCTTGTAGCATTGCCAATCTGGCCATTTTCACGACCACTGCGGAATTCATGCCGTCGATATCAGCTTCCTTAAAACCTGACTGCAATAGAAAATCACGAATTTCGCCGGCCTCCTGTGCCGCCACTTTCGTGTCTCTCCATTCGGGAATAACGTCTGGCAGGATCTGCCTCTGCTCTTCCACGAACCGCGATTGCATTTGGGCAACTCTTTGCTGCTCCAGTTGTTGCATCCGCTGTTGCTCGGCGTGAACTGCTTGCAGTTGCTGCTGCTTCTGCTCTAGCTGTTTACGCCACTGACGTTCCGCCTTCGCGGCCAGAGCGGGGTCTGTGTCATACAGTGTGTCCCAATCCGGCTCCTGTTCGACCGATTGCTGAATTTGCTGCGCCAACATGGGCAGCGCCTCAGCATATTGTGCACGCTCCTGTAATACTGCGGCCTGAACTTCCGAGAATGCTTTCTTCTCTTCACTCAGTGCCTGAGTTTTACGGGTGTAGTCCTGCTGCCTTAGATAGCCACTTTTGAGCTCTTCGACCGTTTTCTCTTCGCCATTCACTTCGACTGCTGCCGCCATGATATCGAACTCTTGAGAAGTGTCGTCGCCCTCATAGGTTTCGTCTTCGTCATCAAGATCGCTCGCCTCCGCCTCGTGACTTTCGCCCTCCGCATCATCGAACATTTCGGCCTCGTCCACCTGATCGGCTTCCTCGACCTGCGCATCAACTTCAGTGGCGTTGTCCTCTTCAGAGGGCGCCATCATCGCGCTGATTGCATTTTGTGCCTCTGACAACCCAATCCCTTGCGGGGTGTTGTTTTCTGCCATGACTTATTCTCCTAATATACGCCTATTTTCGTTTTTCCTCAATAGCCGCATTATCCACCATTGCGCGCAGCGACCGACGCACCGCGTCGACGCCTTGCAATTTCATGTAAACGGCCTCACGGCCGTCGCTATCGCTGGTCGCGGTCGACTTGAAGTCGCCCCAGCACTCTTGCTCGATCTCGTCAAGAAACCGAGCCAGATCTGTGTCACGCAGAAGTCGGTCGGCCTGCCGACCGTCGTCCACGATTTGTTGCTTACTCTTCACGCACTCCCTCCTTTATCACGTCGACTTGTCCGCGCATGATCTCGCGATTAATCGCCAGCTCGGAGCGGATCTTTTCGACGTTCAACTGCGTGCCGTATTTGGCCTGCATCTCTTCCGCCTTCACGAACAGCTCGGCCTCGAGCTCGTCGCGCTTGCGGTCGTCCTCCATCAGCATGTTTTCACGCTTGAGCTGCAACTCGGCTGCCTTCTTCTGCATGTCCGCTTGGATCTGCTGAATTTGCACTTGGATCAGCTGCTCGTTGATGTCGGGCTTATTGTCTGGTGGCGGCGGCTGGAAGTCAGCCGGATCGTTCCAGAACTGTGAGGTGTCTTTGAAGCCAGCCAGCTCGGTCATCGACTTGAGCGTGTTGCCCAGTTTCGCCATGTCGGTGAGCGGATTGATTTGACCCATCGTGGCCATGGCCTCCTTCTGCATCTCGCCGATCTGGCGCAGCATCATCATGCGCTCAGTGTCTGTGCCACGCCCCAACGCCACATTGACGGACACGTCCATGTCTGCGTTCCAAGCCATTGGTGAGATAGGCACAAATTTATTGCGCAAACGCACCATGCGCGGCTGGTCTTGGTGCGTAGTGATGAGCTGCAAGATGATCTGGAACAGGCGCTTCATGCCGGTCTCGGCGAACACGCGGGCGATCAGCTCTATGTGCTGCTGTGCGGCCGCCACAGTGGCGTTTACAGCGCCGGCAGTGCTGCTCTGGAGTGCAGACGCATCTAAACCCATTGACGCCTTGGAGATGCCTGTACGGGCCTCCTTGACTTCGTCCATGTACTGTAAGACCGGGAACGCGGCCTGACCGACAAACGGGATGCTCATTGGCTGGATTTGGCCGGCGGCACGCTGACGGATAATTGCGCCATTCTCGGTAGACATTGCGTCCTCGAGGTTGACCATTCCCTCAACAATCGCCAAGCGCGGGTTGATGCTCTGGCTCAGGCTGTCGAGCGTGTTGCGCATTACGTTTGACTTGATGCGCTGGATGT